ACCGGCTGGATTTAAATCTAGAGGTATAAGAGTTAGAGATGATGCACAACCTTTACAACCTGGAGAGTTTAGAGATGTAGATGCACCTGGTGGAAACATTAGAGATCAATTTATGACTTTACCTTTTAAAGGCCCTGATGCAACTTTACTTCAGTTAATGGGTATCGTTGTTAATGCAGGTCAAAGATTTGCAAGTATTGCAGACTCACAAGTTGGAGATATGAATCAAGCAGCTGCTGTTGGTACAACTGTTGCATTATTAGAGCGTGGTTCAAGAGTAATGTCAGCCATACACAAAAGATTATACGTAGGATTAAAACAAGAATTTAAATTATTAGCAGAAGTATTCAAAACATATCTACCACCAGTGTATCCTTATGATGTACCAGGTGCTAGACGTGAAATTAAAATGCAAGACTT